AAAACCCTTTGGGTACGATCTTAAATCTGCTGATCATTTACAATCTGTGGTTTCTAGACATCTACGCGAGAAACAAGTATATCGCATTGACCATTATCTCGGCAAAGATACTGTTAATAATATCCTTGCCACCCGCTTTAGCAATATTCTACTGGAACCACTTTGGAACAGGCAGTACATAGAAGAAGTTCAAATCTTTGCAACTGAGACTATTGGTTGTGAAGGTCGTGCTCAATACTATGAGACCTCTGGTGCTGTCCGTGACATGTTGCAGAATCATGTTCTTCAGGTTCTTGCATTGATTGCTATGGAGTCTCCATGTCGTATGAATGCTAGGGAATTAAGACGTGAGAAGACAAAAGTTCTTGCTGCAACTAGAATGAGTAAGAACATTATTCTTGGACAATACGATGGTTACCGTTCTGAAGAGGGGGTTGATCCTCGCAGTGGTACTCCTACCTATTTCGCTGGTACTCTATATGTCGATAACTGGCGTTGGGAAGGAGTTCCTTTTAACGTAATGACAGGTAAGAAACTACCCTATCAATGTGTAGAGGTGGTCATTAAACTCAAAGCACCACCGCTAAAATTGTATGAAGGAGAAGTTAACGATCGTATCGTCATACGTCTACAGCCTGATCCTCATTTTGACATCCGCGTGGATATTAAGTCACCTGGTCTCAATGACGAGTTGGAGTTGGCAACACTCACCCACGCCTATCCACAGGATAGAGCAGTAGATGGATATGAGAAACTTCTTTATGATGCAATTAATGGAGATCAATCACACTTCGTCCATGCTGAAGAAGTTATGGAATCCTGGAGAATCGTTGATGATCTTCTCTGTACTGGTGACAGCTGTCCCGTTCGCACTGTTCCTTATCTCTATATGGGAGGAACCTGGGGACCACAACATAAAGTAGATTTTATTACTGATTGGGATTATCCAGCATGATTTTGTTTATTAGACATGTGATGCAAACCCCATGGTGCCTCGGTGTCATGGGATTCTTTCTTGTGTTTGTTCCTATCATTGGTATGCACCTCGTACATAAATATGGCTGGGAACATTGGGAACCTTTCAATAGGAGTCACGAATGACGACCATCATTTTAATCGGTTGCTTCACACCCCTCATTATTATTTTTATAGTGATGAAACTTGCCGTTTGGATATCTGCCGTTAATGCTGAACAGGATTATGTCAGACAAGAACCTCTACGAAAACGAGGACCCTTTGTGGAGAATGCGTATGCAGATGTTGATGAAGAAGAGGAGGAGTATGGAGATAGCACAGATTATAGATAAATCTCTATACGAATACTATTCAGAAAAGGGGAAAGACGTTCCAAACTGGAAAAGAAAAGATCCAGATTGGTGGATAGAATACCTAAATAGTTTAGGTATAGATCCTCGCAATCCGTAGTGTACCGAGAACAACACCTCCAAAAAAAGAGTGACGAATGTGCCGATCTTTGGAGGGCGTGGGAACGCTTGTGGCGAAAAAAGCATTAGGTGCGCCAGAGGCGAGGCGTGAATGGTGTAACTGTTGTGAGGAATTGGGCACAATGATATCCGAAGAGGTTAGGACTAATCCTAGATACAATACATTGAAATCAGAATGGAATGAACCTCCTCCTCCGCCCCCTTGAAAATATAAATGACCCTGTTTGGAGTGTGATCTTTAGTATCGTGTTACTCCTAGCAGGGGTTTTTTATGTTGTTGCCTATATACTAGGAATTGACGAGAAAGAATATGGGAGCGATGACACCCCCAAGTCGTAAGAGTTGTTACAACTTCAGAGTGACAAGCATAGATAGAGTGTTGGATGGCGACACTATCGATGTCACAATTGATCTCGGTTTTGACCTTTATAAAAAGGAAAGAGTTAGAATTGCTGGTGTGGACACGCCAGAGAAGAGAACCCGTGACCTTGAAGAAAAGGCACTGGGACTAGACGCTACCAACTGGATGAAAGAAAAGTTGGAGGGAGCAATCGATGGAGATGACGAACTCACTATTCGCACTGAGTTGGTTGGCGGTATGGGTAAGTACGGTCGCCTTCTTGGTTGGTTATATATTGGAGATGCAGAACTATCGTTGAACGAACAAATGATCACCGAAGGATATGCGTGGGCATATGACGGTGGCACTAAGAAAAAAGATTTTGAAGAACTCAGAGAGATTCGTCGTGCTCATGGCACCCTGGTCGAATGACCGCACTCTTTGTGTTTACCTTTGTCATGCTCCTGGTTGCTGGTATGGAAGCAACCTGGCCAATTAGATACCGAGGGTAAAATGAAATTCCTATTTGCATTTCTAGCTACATTGTTTCTCGCGGCACCAGCATGGGCAGTCGATGTCCAGATGGGATACGACGGAAACCTCGCCTTTGAACCAGCCGAAGTTACCATTTCCGCTGGTGAGTCAGTTCATTTTGTTAATAATATGCTTCCTCCTCATAATGTAGTGGTGGAAGATCATCCCGAAATCTCTCATGAAGGTCTCGCAATGATGCCTGGTGAAGAGTTCGATGTGACTTTCTCTGAAGCAGGTGACTACACTTACTGGTGTGGTCCTCACAAAGGAGCAGGCATGATTGGTACGGTACACGTTCAATAAATCATGGCAGTTGAAGATCAAAATTTGACGGTAGGAGAGGTTTACCTAGGTAATCCCAAACTTAAAAAAGTAAACGTCCCTATCAATTTTACAGAGGAACAGATCTCTGAATATTTGAAGTGCAAGGAAGATCCTGTCTACTTTGCAAGAAATTATATTCAGATCGTTTCTCTGGATGAAGGTCTTGTGCCTTTTGATATGTATCCTTTCCAAGAGAAGTTGATCAACAACTTCCATGCGAATCGATTCAACATCTGTAAGATGCCACGTCAGACTGGTAAGTCTACAACGTGTGTGTCTTATCTACTTCATTATGCGATCTTCAACGATTCAGTTAATATTGGCATCCTGGCAAACAAAGCTGCAACTGCAAGGGAACTTCTAGGCAGACTACAACTTGCCTATGAGAATCTACCCATGTGGTTGCAACAGGGTGTTGTGGTATGGAACAGAGGTAGTATTGAATTGGAGAATGGATCTAAGATCCTTGCTGCATCTACCTCTGCTTCTGCAGTTCGTGGTATGTCATTCAACATCATCTTCCTGGACGAATTCGCGTTCATCCCAAACCACATTGCAGACCAGTTCTTCAGCTCTGTATATCCTACCATTTCTTCTGGTAAGTCTACCAAAGTGATCATCGTCTCTACGCCTCACGGCATGAATCACTTTTATAAGTTGTGGCACGATGCTGAGAGAAATAAAAACGAGTATGTACCTACCGATGTTCATTGGTCTGAAGTCCCTGGAAGAGATGCGAATTGGAAAGCGCAGACAATTAGTAACACATCAGCCCAACAGTTTGCGGTTGAGTTTGAGTGTGAGTTTCTAGGATCTGTTGATACCCTAATCAGTCCTGCAAAACTTAAGAGTCTTGTATATGAAGATCCTCTACAGAACTCCAAAGGACTTGCCATCTATCAACAGAGTGAACCTGAACATGATTATATCATAACTGTTGACGTAGCGCGAGGGGTAAACGTAGACTATTCAGCATTTGTTGTAGTTGATATAACAACGTTCCCGTATAAGGTTGTTGCTAGATACAGGAACAATGAGATCAAACCGATCATCTTCCCTTCTATTATATATGACGTAGCAAAGAATTATAACCATGCATATGTGCTTGCGGAAGTAAATGATCTTGGAGATCAGGTTGCAAGTATCCTACACTTCGATTTAGAATATGAGAACGTTCTCATGTGTTCTATGAGAGGTCGTGCTGGTCAGTTAGTTGGTTCTGGATTCTCTGGTAAGAAGACTCAACTCGGAGTCAGGATGACCACAGCAGTTAAGAAGGTTGGTTGTTCAAACCTCAAAGCACTTATCGAAGAAGACAAACTATTACTCACGGACTACGAGACTATTTCTGAGTTGACTACATTCATCCAACGTAAACAATCGTTTGAGGCAGAAGATGGATGTAATGATGACCTTGCAATGTGTCTGGTAATCTTTGCCTGGTTGGCAGTTCAAGATTACTTCAAAGAGATGACCGATCAGGATGTTCGTAAGAGAATCTATGACGAACAGAAGAATCAAATCGAACAAGATATGGCACCATTCGGTTTTATTGATGATGGTTTAGAAGGCGATTCATTTGTTGATGCTGAAGGTGAGAGATGGTCAAATGCATCAGTCGGTGAATACGGAGACCGTTCTTACATGTGGAATTACTATTAATGGAAAACGAAGAAGACCTACCATTTTGTTCTCTAGATCTTGACATACAAGATGTAGACGTATTGTATAGATCAGTATGTTTTCATCTGGACAAATGGCCAGGTGGTCATCCAGAGGAACAGGAAAGACTATTTGCTATGAAAGATTTTCTTTATAGAATGATCTTAGAATACAAATTCCAGATAGACTAATGGAAGAAGAAGACTTTGGATTTGAACTAGAGCATCTCCTCTGGAAAGAGAGGAAGTGTAGAGTATGTGGAGTTACCAAAAATTTATTAGAAGACTTCTATATGATCAGAAAGCATAAGAAGTCTTTACCATCAGCATACTCTTATGAATGCAAGTCTTGTGCCATATGGAGAGTCACTAGGAGTCGAAGAAAGAAGAGAGTAATAAAAGAGTCTGACTATCCTGACTGGTAGTATGTTCATGCATTGTTTCCCCGTTTGAAGAAGTCCAAATTTATAAATATTTTTAGAAGTAATCTTGACTTTTTAGGAGAAACAGATGGCTGCACCACAATTTTCCCCTGGGGTACAGATTCGTGAAATCGATCTAACGACGACAACGAATCCACAACAGGACAATGTTGGTGTTGTAGTTGGACCTTTTGCAAGAGGCCCAATCAATGACCCAACAACCATTTCAACCGAGAGACAACTTGTCGAAACTTTCGGTAAGCCAACAAAAGACAACTACGAGTATTGGTACGCTGCTGCGTCCTTCCTGCAATATGGAGGCGTTTGCCGTGTCATCCGTAGCGACAATTCAAACATTTTCAACGCTGCAAACGCACTAGGTACAGGTGCTACTGCAACCGCATCGATCGATGGCGGTGCAATTGATTCAATCACAGTTACCAACTCTGGTGTTGGTTATTCAAACGCTATTGCAGAAATCGTTCCCGATGGTGCTAACGCAGGTTCAGGCGCTGTTCTGTCAGTAACAATCGAAGAAGGCGCAATTACAGGAATTGATGTAGTTGGCACTGGTGGTAGTGGATACACTGGATCACCAACTGTAAAAATCACTGCATATGGTCCTAAGGTTCGTAACGAATCTGACTATGAGTCTGCAATCGAAGGTGGAACAAACATCTATCAGTGGGCTGCAAAGGATGCAGGCGAACTTTCAAACTCTTTGAGAGTTTACATCACTGACGCTGGTGCTGACCAGTCTCTTGTCCTCTCACAACCTGGTGCATCTGCACAGGAACCTGAGTTCGTTAAGGGTGAAGCAGTTTCAGTTTCTGGTGAAGACAAAGATGCTAAAGTCTTCTCATATGTTGTTGAGTTCAAACTCGCTGCAACTAACCTTCTGAGTGGATTTGATGTAGGTGATACCGTAAACTACACCGATGGTTCTAACACTGCATCTGGTAAAGTTGTTTACTGGAGTCGCGCAACTAGAACTCTGCAACTGACTGCAGTTTCTGGTATTGCAATCCCAACAACAGGTGTTCTGTTCGTAGGTGCATCTGCAGCTGCTGCAACATCTAAGGGAACCGTTTCCTCGATTAAGAGAAAACTGTCTATCGTCCTTGACTCTGGTTCACAATTGTTCCAGAAGGATGATACCATTGCAGATACTAACTCCACAAACATCGATATCAGCACTGCTAAGGCTGCATACGGTGAGACTGAAATCTATCCTGGTCTTCCTTGGGTAACTCTGGCACAGAGACCTGGTACTTCACCATTCGTAACCGATCGTGGTGGTTCTAATGATGAGATTCACATCGCAGTCTTCGACGGCGATGGTAAGATCTCTGGTCAACCAAACACACTGCTTGAGAAGTTCCTCTATGTCTCTAAGGCAAGTAATGCTAAGGGACTTGAGGGTCAGAACAACTACTACAAAGATGTAGTTAACGGTCGCTCTGAGTACATCTGGTGGGGCGCACATCCTGATGCTGCAGATCTCTATGATGTTGCATCATCAGTTAGTGGTGCTTGGGGTCAAGAAGCAGATACTCACTTCGATATTGTTAGAAGAGATGTCTCTAACACTGAAAACGGACTAACTGCTGGAACAACCAATGGTTGGACTTCCTTCAACTATGACTTTGAGGGTGGTTATCAAGACTACACCGCAACTCTTGGCGATCTAACCCAGTCATATGATCTGGTTAGTGATCCTGAGACCGAAGATGTAGACTTCATCATCATGGGTCCATCACTTGGTGATGACACCGCTGCTAAGGCTGCACACCTCATCTCGATCGTAAACTCCAGAAAGGATTGCCTCGCATTCATTTCTGCTCCTAAGGAAGACGTAGTTAACATCTCCAACACGGATACTGTTACCGAAAACCTTACTGAGTTCTTCGATCAACTGCAAAGTTCTTCTTACACCATCTTCGATTCTGGTTATAAGTACACCTATGATAAGTACAACGATACATATCGTTGGGTTGCTTGTAACGCTGACATCGCAGGTCTGTGTGTAGAAACTTCAATCACTAACGAGTCCTGGTATTCACCCGCTGGTTTCTCCAGAGGTAGAATCCGCAACATCGTTAAACTCGCATACAACCCAAGAAAGGCGCAGAGAGATCTCCTCTATGCATCTAGAATCAACCCAATCGTAACTTTCCCTGGTGAGGGAACCGTTCTGTTTGGTGACAAGACTGCACAAGGATTCGCATCTGCGTTCGATAGAATCAACGTCCGTCGTCTGTTCCTACAACTGGAAAGCATCATCGGTGCTGCTGCTAAGACACAACTCTTCGAGTTGAATGACGAAGCAACCAGATCTACCTTCATTAACTTGGTCGAACCCTACCTGAGAGACGTTGAAGGTAAGAGAGGAATCACTGAGTTCCTCGTCGTTTGTGATGAAAGAAACAACCCAGCTGATGCAATTGACCGTGGTGAGTTCTACGCTGAGATCTATGTCAAGCCTACTAGAACTATTAATTATATTACATTGTCCTTCGTGGCCACCAGAACTGGCGTAAGTTTCTCTGAAGTTATCTCGTAATTCATTTTCGCATAAATAAAAACCACGGAGAAACACAATGGCAATCAATAACAACGCTTTCAATCTAGTCGATTTCAAATCTCGACTTTCTGGTGGCGGTGCAAGACCTAATCTATTCAGATGCGATCTTGCATTCCCAGCTGCATCACTACAGAATGGTTCTGGTGATGAAGCAAACCTGATCAGACTCGGTAACTTCATGGTCAAGGCAGCAAACCTGCCTGCCTCCCAGTTGGGTGTTATCGAAGTTCCTTTCAGAGGTCGTCAGCTCAAGATCGCTGGTGATAGAACCTTTGAACCTTGGACAATCACAATCCTGAACGATACCAACTTTGCCCTCAGAAATGCTTTTGAGGCATGGGTTGAGACTATCAACCAGGCAGTCCGTAACGTTGGTCTTCAGAATCCTGCAGACTATCAGAAGGACATGGTTGTTCATCAACTTGACAGAGAAGGTCAGGCAATCAAGGCATACAAGTTCTACAGTGTGTTCCCAAGTAACGTCAGTGCAATTGACCTTGCTTACGACACCAACGATACTGTAGAAGAATTCACCGTTGAACTACAAGTTCAGTGGTGGGAGCCTACTTCACCGAAGAAGGATTCTTCAAACTGATAAATAGTAGGTAAAATACTTTGATTGTTAGGTGATGAAGTCAGATAGACTCTTCGGATTTTCCCTACAGAGAACGAAGGCCCCCAAAAAGGGGCCTTCTTTCGTACCGCCAGATAAAGAAGATGGAGCAACTTCTGTAGTAACAGGAGGATACTTCGGACAGTATCTGGACATGGATGGTAATGCGAAGAATGAGTGGGAACTCATCGGCAAGTACCGTGAAATTTCTTTGTACCCTGAATGCGACGGCGCTATCGACGATATTGTTAACGAAACTATTTGTGGTGACCTACACGATACACCTATAGAAATCAATCTTGCTAACCTCAAAGCAAGCAGTGGAATCAAAACAAGAATCAGAGAAGAGTTTGATGAGGTATGCAGACTCCTAGACTTTGATTCAAAAGCTTATGAGATCTTCCGTCGTTGGTATATCGATGGAAGATTGTTCTATCATAAAGTAATTGATACTTCTAATCCAAGCAACGGTATCCTAGAACTAAGGTATATCGATGCAAGAAAAATTAAAAAGATCAAGGAAGTAGATCAGGGTAAGAAAGAAGAAGCAACCCAAGACGATGTAAAGCAGGGTTTCATCTCACCTAAGCAAGTAGAATACTTCCTGTATAAACAGAATGGACTCCGCACAGGAGATTTGCAAGGTATCAAAGTTGCACCAGATGCTATCACCTATGTGACTTCTGGTATCCTAGATGTGAACAAGAACATGGTTCTGTCACACCTTCACAAAGCAATCAAGGCGGTCAACCAACTCCGCATGATTGAAGATTCGCTTGTGATCTATAGGATCTCAAGAGCACCAGAAAGAAGAATCTTCTACATTGATGTTGGTAATCTACCTAAAGTAAAAGCGGAACAATACCTGAAAGAGGTAATGTCTCGTTATAGAAATAAGATGGTTTATGATGCGAATACGGGAGAGATTAGAGACGATCGTCGAGTTATGTCAATGCTTGAAGATTTTTGGTTACCTCGCCGTGAGGGCGGTCGTGGTACTGAAATCACTACTCTGCCAGGAGGTCAAAACCTGGGCGAGCTCGAAGATGTCAAGTATTTTCAAAAGAAACTCTACAAAGCATTGAACGTTCCTTCCTCAAGACTAGAGGCGGAAACTACTTTCAACGTTGGTAGATCTAGTGAGATCACCAGAGACGAACTCAAGTTCCAGAAGTTTATCAACAGACTCCGTAAGAAGTTTGGAGAACTGTTCCATGATCTTCTGAAGACACAACTGATTCTCAAAGGCGTAATCACACTTGAGGATTGGGAAGATCTAAAAGAACAAATCCAATACGACTACATTGCAGATAACCACTTCGATGAACTGAAGACAAGTGAGTTGCTGCAAGAGAGACTAAACCTTGTCACTCAAATGGATCCTTTCCTTGGAAAGTATTTCTCCGCAGAGTATATCAGAAGAGAGATTCTGAAGCAGACAGATAAGGAAATCACTGAGATCGACAAGCAGATGGATAAGGAAATCAAGGACGGGACTATTCCTGATCCTGCTATGATGATGGATCCAATGGCTGCAGAAGGCGGTGCTCCAATGGCAGATCCTGCCGGTGGTGGTGCTCCAACTGAATCAGTTGGGTCAGTCACTGATGTGGATCCCGCAGACTCCAAGCGCGGAGAATTCTAAATAATTAAATCAAATACATTATTACTATGTCAGAAATTGCTACCGATATCGTCAACAAGATTTTTGCAGGGGAACCTGCATCTGATGTGACGGAACTAATTAAAAGTGCTTTGTATTCCAAAGCAGACGAAGATCTTGCTGCGGTCAAGTCAGATGTTTTTGCTCAGGCTATGACTGGTGCAGAAGAGTCTGAAGAGGAACCTGCTGAAGAGCAGGAGACACAAGATGAACCTAGTGAGGACGAACAATCCGAAACAGAGGAAACAGAAGAATGAAACTTATCACAGAAACTATAGAAGATATCAATCTGATCTGTGAGGATCTGGAAGAATCTGGTAAGAAGAGCTATTACATCGAAGGTGTTTTCCTACAGGGAGACATCAAGAATCGTAATGGTAGACTCTACCCTTCCGCAGTCCTCAGCAAGGAAGTTGATAAATATACAGAGTCCTTTATTGATAAGGGACGCGCACTAGGAGAACTCGGTCACCCCGAGGGACCTACTATCAATCTTGATAGAGTTTCTCATAAGATTGTTTCTCTCAAAAAAGAGGGAACTAATTTTATCGGGAAAGCAAAACTACTTGAAACCCCCATGGGTAAGATTGCATCTAACCTCCTAAATGAAGGAGTTAAGTTGGGTGTGTCTTCCAGAGGAATGGGTAGTTTAGAACTCAAAAATGGCGTGAATTATGTAAAGGATGATTTTATGCTCGCTACCGCAGCAGATATCGTTGCCGACCCTTCCGCACCTGACGCTTTCGTTGAAGGTATCATGGAAGGTAAAGAGTGGGTCTGGGAGTCAGGAGTTCTAAGAGAAGTTCAGGTTGAACAGATCAAAAGATCAATCGATACTGCTTCTAGAGTAGAACTTGAAGAGCGTAAGATCAAAGCATTTGAGAATTTCCTCAGAGGCCTTTGATCTCGAAACTCTGATAAATATAAATAATTAAAGAAAATACGGTAACTTTCTAAGACGGAGCGAACAAATGTCACTTCATGAAGAAACAGCGCTCGATGAGAACGCTGTAACAAAAAATGCAAAACCTGCAGAAGGCATGCCTAAGCTAGAAGGCGGTGCTGGAAGCGAAGATCTGGGTGGTCCTGATGTAAAGACTGTAAAACCAGACGACAAAGAATCTATCGGTAAGAAGGCTGCTGCTAAAGTCAAGCACGAAGGCAGCAAGTCCCTCTCCACCAAACCATCCGATGCTTCCGCGAAACTCCCCGAGGAAGTCGAAGCAGAAGGTGAAGTTGTAACCGAAGAGGAAGAGACAGGACTTGAGTTGGATCTGGAAGATGATCTCAACGCACTTGTTTCTGGTGAAGAACTCACCGAAGAGTTCAAAGAAAAGGCAAAGACAATCTTTGAAGCAGTGATTACTTCAAAGGTCAATGCTGAAATCGACATGATCAATGAGGCTGCTGCTGAGATCCTCGAAGAAGAAATCGAGAAAACTAAGGCAGAGCTTGCAGAGAAAGTCGATGACTATCTCTCATACGTTTCAAAGTCATGGCTTGAGGAGAACTCTCTTGCTGTCACCAATGGAATCAAGGAAGAAATTTCCCAAGACTTCATGGGTGCTATCAAGAACGTCTTCGAGTCATATAACGTAGCGATTCCTGAAGAGGAGTCGGTACTTTCTGAATTGACCGACAAAATCAATACTATGGAATCGAGACTTAACGAGCAGATCGAAACTAACGTCGAACTCAATAAGCAGTTGGGCGGCTATATCAAGAATGGAATTGTGACAGAGGTTGCTGCAGGTCTTGCAGAAACCCAAAAAGAGAAGCTCGCTTCACTCGCTGAGGGGGTAACCTTTGAGGACGAACAGTCCTTCCGTGAGAAGGTTCAAACCATCAAAGAGTCCTACTTCCACAAGCAGCCTGTAGAGGCACAAGTTGAAGAAAACATTGAGCCTGGTGACCTGCAAGAGCATTCTCCTGCAATGTCTTCCTACCTCAATGCCATCTCAAGATGGTCTAAATAATCACATCGTAAATACTTAACTTACTTTCCAAGGAGAAAACAATGTTCCAATCCGAACACCTCCAGGAGAAGTGGGCACCTGTACTGAATCACTCTGAGCTTCCAGAGATTTCCGACAAGTATAAGAAAGCCGTCACTTCCATCCTGCTAGAAAACCAAGAGTCCTTCCTCCGTGAAGAGAGAGGGATGCTCAACGAGGCAGCACCTACCAACTCCCTTGGTGGTACTGGATTCTCTGGTGGTTCCACCGCTACCGGCCCTGTTGCTGGTTTCGATCCCGTTCTGATCTCGCTGATCAGACGCTCCATGCCTAAGCTGATTGCTTATGACATCTGTGGCGTTCAACCAATGACTGGTCCTACTGGACTGATCTTTGCAATGCGCTCCATGTACGGTACTGACCGCACCATGGCATCTGGTACTGAGGCATTCTACAACGAGGCAGACACCGAGTTCTCCGCTGAGAACGCTGCATCTGACCTTGGTAGAACTGCACAGGCTGGTTCTAACCCTGGTCTGCTGAACGCATCTGGCACCTACAATACCTCAACAGGTATGACCACCGCTGAGTCTGAGGCTCTGGGTGATGCTGCTGGTAACCAGTTCGCAGAAATGGGCTTCTCGATCGAGAAGGTCACCGTTACCGCTAAGTCACGCGCCCTGAAGGCTGAGTACAGTCTTGAGTTGGCACAAGACCTGAAGGCAATTCATGGTCTAGATGCCGAGACCGAACTGGCAAACATCCTCTCCACAGAGGTTCTCGCTGAAATCAACCGCGAAGTTGTCCGTTCGATCTACAAGATCGCTAAGCCTGGTGCTCAGAACAACACCGCAACTGCTGGTGTATTCGACCTCGACGTTGACTCCAACGGTCGCTGGTCTGTTGAGAAGTTCAAGGGTCTCCTGTTCCAAATCGAGCGTGAAGCCAACGCAATTGGCCAACAGACTCGTAGAGGGAAGGGTAACATTTTGGTCTGCTCCGCTGACGTTGCATCTGCACTCGGCATGGCTGGTCAACTTGATTACACCCCTGCTCTGTCTGGTAACAACGGTCTGTCTGGTGTTGATGATACTTCTTCAACTCTGGTCGGTACTCTGAACGGTAGAATCAAGGTCTACGTTGATCCTTATTCTGCAAACGTTTCTGACCGTCACTACTTCGTCATGGGTTATAAGGGTTCCAGCGCATATGACGCAGGTCTCTTCTACTGCCCATACGTTCCTCTGCAGATGGTCCGTGCCGTTGGTCAGGACACCTTCCAGCCTAAGATCGGCTTCAAGACCCGTTATGGTCTGGTTACTAACCCATTCAGTGGTGGTGCTTCCCAGTCTGACGGTTCTCTCACCGCTAACCAAAACGTCTACTACAGACGTGTTCTGGTTGACAACCTCATGTGATCTTTGCGAAAATCGCATAAATACCAGAGGACCTTCGGGTCCTCTTTTTTTTATCTTAACTTCTATTATGACTAAACTATTCGTTCTTCCTCTGATGGTTGCTACTTTCGCGGGTATCACAGGAAGCACCGCTGTCGAAGCAAAGGGTTGGGTATCTCCTGGTGGCAGGCCTGGAACCATTCATCGTCCAAAGAAACGTTGCACATTCAAACGTCCATGTTCACGAATGCCTGAGATTCCTTTCCTGCCTGGTGAAGTAATCCCAATGCGTAGAGGTGG